TTTCATCAACATAGAATTTTTTACCATCATTTTCAACAATAGTATGCACAGATTCAAAAGTGGTTTTCTCTCTATGCTCTCTTACTGCTTTATCACCTTTTACCTTTTTCAATATCTTCTGATAAATTAGACTATCTCCCATGACAAGTCCTAATAGTTTATCGAGCATTCTGACAATTAAAATTCTTAATTCAGGAGAAAGTTCTTCTTCAGATTTCAAACTCTTCATAAGTCGAACAAATTTTGAATACTCACTCTTCTCAATAAGTCCACCCATAGCTAATCTTCTGAGCCGGTCATCGGCGCCTTCTCTAAGAGCAATTCCTAACATAGATTCTTCTAATCTATCAACTAATGCTTGTTCTGATTTTAACATCACTTACTCCTCTTACTTTCTATGAATTGATTAATCGCATCATCATCAAATTTAATCATTTTTTCTTCTTCGTTTATAAAGTATTTTTCTCCTTCATGGTCAAAAACTTTATATTTACGTTGAAATGCCATTTTTTGTTGAAGAAAATATTCATTGTCTTCTCTTACCTTTTTTCTTTTCTGGTCTTTCATATTTCTCACCAAACTTGCCAAAATAACTTTATCTTTAGTCAAATATCCAACAAGTTTTTCGAATAGTTTTGTGACCATTTTCCTCAAATCAGGAGGAATTGGTTTTTCTTCATTGAGTAACTTCATTAATCTCATGAACTTACTATAATCACCATCATCAATCAATCCAGACAAGGCTAATTTTTTAAGCCTTGAGTCTACATTCTCATTTAAATTTACTCTCAATAATTTCTCAGAAATATCATTGAGAACTGTTTCTTCTGAATTTTGCATTTGTTAAAACTCCTACCAATTTATTGGCTATTTTTTTGAAAATGACTTGGTCATTGTAAAATTTTGTCGTGAAAACTCTAAACGGTCAACAAGTTTAATCGCACCACCTTCGGCAGTAACGGCAACAAAACCTTCAGGATTTGTAACTTTAAATCCATCAGGCGTGGTAATAAATGTCTTTGCTTGTTGACTAATTTCTTGTAATTTTTTTAACAACATTGTTTTGGCCGCTATTAAAATATTTTGCATCTCAAATATTTTTCGTAATTCAACTTTATTATCTACAAAAAATGAAATAAATTCATCATGTTTTTCTTGCTTAGCTTTTCTTGCTTTTTCCGTTTTTAATTTTTCTACCTGAGCATTCAACTTTTTTCTTAAATATGCTATTAAACCAACAACATGAGCTCTAGGATTTCCTATAATCTGACCTTCTCTGACTTTAGAATTAGTATAAGCCTTTATCTGAATATTTAGGTCATCCGTACTAGATATATCATTTAAAGTTTTTTTATTCAAACTTCTAAATAACTTGCCTGCTCCTGACATTAAAGTTGAAAATTTATTTTTTTCGTCTTTTGTAAAATTTATCACCCCATCCATTATTTCATAATTTGCATCTCTATACCAAACATCAGAGCTTTGTCCAAAGTTATTTAAATTTATTTCATATCCTGCTGACATCTCGTTTACAGGTCCGTTTCCAGTATATTTTGTGTGCCAAACAATACCTATTTTCGATGCATTAACTTTTTTACCCAATTCTGAATTTATCGGTATCGCATATGTAAGAGTATTAGGTGTAAAAGTTACCATCGATTCATCATCAATATTTTCTATCTTTTTGTCTCCCTGTTCCGAATATAATAAATCACCTTGATAGACACCATCCATACCTATCTTCGATAGATACTTCAATGCACTTTTCATCTTTACATTAAGACCTTGTGCAGGATGATTCTCATCAATATCAGAATCAGTAAAATTTAATTTTGGCGTTTTACCAAATGCACCATGTTTTGTTGCTACAAAAAAATTTTTACTAACCGGGTCGATACCTGCAACAATTGCTGGAGCACCATCCCACTTAGTCGTAATAGTTAACTTCTTAGTAGCATTACCCTCTAAAGCCTTTTGTATGGTTAACAAATAAGTTATAGATTTTCTAAGACCATCAAAACCATCGTTTAAAATTTCATCTTCGATGTGTTCTAAATGCTTATTGGCGCCTTGGTTTTCTACCAAAAACTCTTTGAATTTTTGCATAGTAATACATTTAGTTAAAAAATAGTCTTAAACTATTTATGATATTATTTATTTGAAGGAGAGGAATAATTATTTTTGGAGGGATTTTTGGTCTATTTTTCTCATTATATCATACATTATCTCTGCGTTAGGTTCTAAAATGTCTGTAAATTCAGAAGAAACATCCTTACCGTCTTTAAAAATTCTCATATCACACATCATTTCCGTATCTGTATCAGGTACACTAAAGAAAATAATGTCGTAACCTTTGAATTCAAAAACGATAGAGAATGCTCCTTCTGGCGCTGATACTTTAATCATGTGAAACTGAACTCCGAAAAATCTTTCTTTCTTGTCATTCTATTATCAGTAGCTTTATCGAATGCAGGAACATCTTCTTCCTCTTTCTTGTTCCATGGCAGTTTACTGTCTTTTCTTTTATTAGTTCTCTCAATTAAATCCGCTTGAGCCGATTCTTCAAGGTCATATAGTTTCATTTTGGCCCTATCTATACCAATAACAAATCTCTTTGAACTTGTAGGGTCATTGTATCTGTTCTTCAACTGTTTTACAAGAATCTGATTAAGTTCTTCAAGTTCTTCAGAACTTATCAAAGCAAACATCATATCAGCCGTAGCAGGAAGACCAAATGATTCAGAAGTATCTTCTAATCCTACATCAGTATTCGTATAACCAGACCTTGTTGTTTGAGTGGCCGAGACTATTGGTAAATTACATTCAACGGCCAAACCCCTCAACTCTTCCGCTATAGATTTGATAAACGTGTAAGAATTCACATTCGCACCTTGTTTTAATCTGGCCGATGAACAAATATTTAGATAATCAATAAATATTATTTGAGGAATGAATTGTCTTTTAAGTTTTAATTCACTCAATAAATTACGAAAATGATTAGTATTAGCGGCGGCGGTCGGATACTCTTTAACAATCAATTTACCATTCGTCACTTTTCTAATCTTTTCAATTTTTCTTTGATACATGTCTTTTGGCAACTGCTTCAAATCATCAAGTGTGACATTCATCAAATTAGCGTCTATTCTTTCTGCAATTTTTTCTTCTGCCATTTCAAGTGTAATATACAATACATTAAATCCTTGTGACAAACAACTGGCCGCTTGATGACACATGAACAAAGATTTACCTACACCAGTACCTGCCATAGCAACATTGAGTGTTTTATTAGGAAGACCACCTGATGTTATTTTGTTAAAATATTCTAAATCGAATGGTATTCTTTGTTCAACTTTATGATAACTATCATATCTATCATCCGAATCTTCAATATAATCATGACCAATATTTGGGTCAAAACAAACCGCAAGAGCATCAGATAAAATTGATGGTATCGCACCTTTATCTTTACTTGTTTCTTTCTGACCATCAATAATACCAATAGATTCTAATACCGCATTGTATATGGCCTTATCTTGACAAAAATTTTCAGTAGAATCTACAATCCATTCTGTATCAGGCCTGTCATGTTTATTTTCTTCATACAGATTCAAACGAGAAACTATTTGTTTGAATTGGTCTTCGTTTAATTTTGTACTTTCATTCAGTTCAATGACCAGTGCCTCTTTAGTTGGAGACACATTGTATTTTTGAATGAAATCACTAACATATTCAAATACGGTCTTATCAAGATGTTCAGTAAAATAATCCGTCTTTAAATAAGGTAAAGCTCTCCTGACAAAATCATCATTATACAATAAACTTTTTAATATCGTATCTTCTAGTCTTTCCATTAGTCCATTTCTATCATTTTTTCTTGTATTACTTCTATTAAAATATCTCCTATCATTTCTTCAAATTCTTTTCCTTCTTTATCGGAATATTTTTTTTCTCTAATCTCTTCAGGAATTTCCATTATATCATATTCAAATCTATATTTCAATTCTTCTTCATTTTCTTCTGGTTCAATTACACCAAAACGATTATATTTGTAAACTACATCTTTAAATTTACCATCTATAATTCTAAATGCATGTTCATCTTCGTCTTCATCAAAACGAATTATTTCATACAGATTCTTCAGGTTCTTCTCTTTCGACATCTTCAGTCTCCGATTGATTTGTTCCATATAAAAATTCTACTTTACAATATTCATCAATCTTTTGAAGAACATCATCTGTAAAAAATTTTGTAGGTTCTGCTAATATAGCTTTACCAAAATGTTTGCTACCATCTGGCATTTCATATCTAGTCGATACTTTTTTAAATGCTTCACATGCTTCGGCCAACTCTAACATCCAATAATATCTATCCAATCCTTTATCATAAGTGACCAAGGCATCTATCATTTTATGTTCAACGGTGAGCCTTGATTTTTGATTTTTACAATGAATAACATTACCAATAACATCTTTACCATCTTTCTCTTTTCGTTTAGAAAGAAAAACAATATTACTTGA